ATGAGTAAACAATGTGCAAAGTGCGGAGGTAAAATTGGCTTAACTTCATATAAAATCAAAGATAAACAAATTGTTTGCGGCAATTGTATGAAAAAAGCTGGTTACGGTATGACTACTCCTTATAAAATAATAAGATCTTTGAATTTAGAAGATTTAGATAAGGGTCCATCAGAAAAAAGAAAATTAAACATATCTGATTATACTACACAAAACAATCATGATATAGGTAATGATAGAATGAGAACTACTGAAGAGATGGTAGAATTTTGTCTTAAATACGGCTATGGTAAAGGAATGACTAAAAAATGGACAACTCATCATTTTAACTTAATATCAGATCAACTTAACAGTGACGAATACGTAATCTTCTGCTTTGTAGGATTGCATAACTATATCTCGTCAACTAAGCATGACAATAATTATGCATACGCATTAACTAATAAACGTTTAATTGTAGCTCAACAAAAAATGATAGGCAATAATGTACAAAGTATTATATTAGACAATTTAAATAATATTAGTAAAAAAAGAGGAATACTGTTGGGTACATTAACTATTGATACTCTTGGTAAAGTATTGAATGTTGCAGTTGATAAAGATACTGTTGATAGGATAAGTGATTCTTTAAACGAAATTATTTATAATTTAAAAAGAAGAAATATTTCTGCTACAAATTCCAATACATCAACAATTTCCTCAGCTTCAGAAATAAGAAAATATAAAGAACTATTGGATGACGGAATCATTACAGAAGAAGAATTTAATAAAAAGAAACAAGAATTATTAGATTTATAATATCTATCAAAAAAGATGAGCATTTAATTTAGCTCATCTTTTTCTATTTACAATACAAACATTTGTTCGTATACTCTTTTTGAGGTGAACATTATGTTGATGGAAGGAAAAACACAATTATGGTTTAAATTTGATCCTTCGAATAGATTTGTCAAAGATTTTTATAAGGTGTGGGATTCAGAAGTTTTCTTTTTAGCAATCGAAGATATCTTATTAATCAATCTCTACTATTCTAATAAGAACTACTTTAAAATTCCTGCTGCGAAAACTAGAATGAAGAAAGACGTATATTTTTTGTTTGATATCGTGACTGACGTGCCAGACGCTCGAAGCGATCATCGGCGTTATGACTATATAAAGTATACTTTCGTTGATCCAGAAAGATACAAAGATTAAAGTAGGCTACCTAAAAAGGTAGCCCGGAACGGATTTTATCACCATACTTATGAAAGGAGATATTTTTAAGTTGGTATTAAGATTGTGTAATATGATGATATCTATATTTTATAGTATCAGTGCTATAAAATCAAAAATAAGTCACTAATTAACTACCACTCCAATTGTAAGCCTTTTTTCTCACTTTTTTTCAAAAATATGGTATGCTTTTTAATAGCTTCAAATATAAAAGAGTTTAAAGCGTAACACACTTATGGGGAAGTGGTTTTTGGGGAACGCTTTAAACTCTTCTTTATTATTATCTCACAATATAACCCAAATGTCTTTCCATTTAAAAATCAAAGTAAAACTTTTCAAATATACAGAAGTATAACTATGTGAAACATCCTTTCATTAATCCATAAAAGGATACATAAAAAAACCACTCATTTAAGTGACAATGAAAAATAAACATTGATTTGTATGATATCCTTCAAAAAATTCTAGCACAGAACCAACTTAATTACTATATGTACCTTGTAGGCAAGAGGTTTCCTTAAACAGTGCAACCATGTTAGTTTAACAATATGTCTGCGCTGTTTTTTTATTTTATGCCACGAAAATACCACAAAACTTTTTTTTATTTTAAATAATATTATTTGTCAAATTAAGCGAGACAAAACTTTCCATTTACGTAACTCAAAAAAACTTCTAATGGTGTTTGGTAATTTAGTGATTTTCTAGGGATATGGTTTCTTTTGGACGCAACGGATGAGATGAATCCTTGATTGACTTGGTTGAATTCCATTTCTTTTGGTAGTCCATCTTTTCGGAGGAGTCCGTTTGAATGTTCATTTAATCCCCGTTGGGAAGGCGTTCCTGGGTCTGCGAAATAAATATCAATATCATTCGTATTACTAATACTTTTCCAATTAGAGAATTCTTTTCCACAATCAAAGGTAATTGATTTGAAAAGATTTTTGGGTACGGATTGAAGCCATTCATTAATCGAATTTTCAATATCAACTGCCTTACGGCCTTCTGGTTTCAAGGCGATAATGGCTTTTGAAAGTCGCTCAACGAGTGTGATGACGGCACTTTTATGGTGGATGCCGACAATCGTATCACCCTCTAAATGTCCAAATTCTTCTTCGAAAACGACATAATCTTTTTTACGTTCAGAAATATTTCTTTTGAATGCCTGTTTTCCACGTTTTTCCTTATAACCATTTGGTTTTCGTTTTCCTTGCATCGGTAAATGTAAAACATTGAATTCTCCCGTCTTAAACCGGCGATAGAGGGTACTTACTGAACAAGAGAAGGTTCGCTCTGCACGGCCAATAATGACGTCTGGGGTCCAACCTTCAGTTGATCTTTTTTCAATGTATTCTTTTTCCTCAGCAGGAAAAATGATTTCGGTTCTCCCACAACGTCGCTTATTTTCTTTGTATTGTTCAAAGTATTCAAGTGCTGTTCCACCACATTTGAGAAAGTTATAGACATTGTAAATTGTTTGGCGTCCACGTTTAAGCTGCTTCGCAACGATAGCAACCGGAGTTTCTTGATGAAAATATGCTTCTATCATTACAAGCTCGTTTGGTGTAAGATGGGTATAAGTCATTTATGTTCACTCTCCTTGTATGCTTTAGCGGGTATTACAATTTGAGTGTAACATAAATGGCTTTTTTATTTGTCTCGCTTAATTATACAAACGGCGTAAATAAAAAGCTACCTTCTTTTATAAAAAGTAGCTAATAAATATCATTTATTATCAAAAGTTTCATAGAATCCTTTTGTATTAACAGAAGGTAAAACGATTGCTTTATCAGAATCTAGAGTAGTCAACATAGAAGCAAATGTTCGAACATAAGGATAAACAATCGCTAAACCATTAATGCTCAAGTATTGATAAGCTTCCTCTTCATTTTTTATATCAAGGCTTAAATCAAAAAAACCCGTGACTTCTATTTCTAATTCTCTAGAATTTCTAGGATCTATTACTGACAACTTAACAACTACAAGGCCTTTTGTTTGTTTGTCATTAATACCACATTCAACAACATTTTTTATTTCAACCTCAGACATATCATCTCTGTCACTAAAATCTATGCTTTTATAATTAATTTTTTCAACTTTATATCCATTAAATTCAATTATTGGTTTATTCATAGTTACCTCTTTTAACTAGCTAATACAAGTTTTTTCTGTGCACCGGCAGTCTGAACTCTTCTTAATCCCTTATTAGGATAGCTATTTTTATTAATATTTGTTGTTACAAATGAACTACTACTTATTTTTTTTGTTTTCTTCGTAAATCCACTATATTTGGTTATTTTTTGAGCTATTTCAAATTTCTCACAAGTACTAGAACCTTGAGTATTGTTCTTTAGCTCCTGATAAAGATTTCGCGTATCCTCAGATAGATTTTTTAATGAACTGAATTTAACATTTTCATTTGCAACTACGTACTGAGTATACTGAAAATCATAATTTTTGTCATCTTTTTCAAAGTAACCTATCAAAGAATCAAATGATGTGATTTTTTTACTTTCTCCATGACCAACAGTTACCCCAGGAGTATCTGAATCAAAATTTATAGAAACGTTTAATTTTTGAGCGATACTATTTAACTTCTTCTTATCTAACATATTAAACGACCTCTTTCTTCGTGACATTGGAAAAATTGATTGAATCTACATCATAAATACAAAACTGCTCACCATGATTTTCAATACCTAAATAACTTAAATTATCATTTCTCGACTTATTAGTAAAAGTATATTTAGCAGCTTTTATCTCATAATATTCTACATAAAAATCTAAAATCATACACATGGCTTTATGTTTATTATCAGAATTAATTTCAGTCCCAATTTCTTTCAGTTCTTCAATAAATTCATCTAACTCCATCCTATCTGTTCTACTGTCTAAGTTCAAATAGTATGCTTTATCAACCGTATAATTTAATTCAAATACAACTTCATTAGTATTTTCGTGTAGTGGCGTTTCGCCTGTTTTTCTTAAAAATTTATTTTTACACAAACCAGCCCATATTTTGGCTTGTTCAAAATCATCTACATAAAAATAAACACCATTACCGAGCCAGTGATCTTCTCTTTTGTTAAAACAAAACTTTTGACTTGATATGATTGATTCTGCATATTCTTTTATAGTTCCATGATGTAAACAGAAACTTCTTTCCATTACTATACCAACTTTTCATGCTTTATCTAAATTACATATTTTTTTCTGTATGTTTATGTTAGCACACTTTTGTGTACTATCATACAAAAATGTACTTATTCTTAATGAATTTGTATTTATTTTTTAATTAAATTGTTACCACTGTATTTTTCGTTACTATTTCGTAACATTTTACATCTTATGCATCGCCCCTCATCGAGGGGCTTTTTTTATCGTTGCGGAATATTCAAATACCAACGCTTATCATGAAAATCTTGCGCACCACCTTTAGTGTTCCCTTCTGGATCGTTCGTTGCACGCATCATTACATAGACTTTCTTATTAGGAAAATTACGCATATTGAAAGATACATGATAACCAACATTCCCAGATGTCCCATACGCTTGATTTACATCCGGTCTATAAATTCCATCAGCTCTTACTCGAGCTAATTCTTTCCCAGTATTGTAATCCATAATGAAAACATACTCGTATTTATAATTAGCAATGTGCCACCCAGCTACATGCAAGTTTGCATTTTCGATTTCCCCGAACTGATCAATATGAGAATGATTCGTTCCATCTGATAAAGTTGGATTTGCTGCACCTGCTCGTGTTAGATCAATGACAGGCTTGTTTTCAGAAGTCGTTGGATTTTCATCTGTAAATCCATGGGCTAAATCATAGGCTAACTTTTCTTTGCTGACACCCATCTCAGAAAGATAACCGTAAGGATCTGTATGATCGCCCCAAATATTTTGAGTTACCCATAAATGCGATTTGATTCCTGATTGGTTATAAGGCGTGTCTAATATAAGTGGAATACCGTATTTCTTAGCGGAATCTCTAGCCAATTCAACGTATGCCTTGTAGTTTTTCTCAAACGTTGCTTTATCATGTGTGTGTTGTAACTCAATCTGCACGGGACTGTTAGCATTAGCATACGAACCAGCACCGTACTGTACATAACCAGGTTGACCGACTTGATAAACAATTCCACCGTCTCCCACAATGTAAGCAGTGTAAGCGCTAGTCCATGAACGTTGCATATACTGCGCTTCATTGCGTCCTGTTGCTGTTTCATTAGCCGTTTCATGCAGTAAAATGTACTGATTATTTGCTACTTGTGAGCTACCTTCATTTGCGTCCAAATTAAATTCATTGTTAATCGTATAGGCAAACCCATTAATCGGCAATAAAAAAAGAGCCGTTAACAGGCTCATCGCAGTAATAGTAATTTTCTTTTTCATTTGTTTCCTCCTTCTTCGCTTTCAGCCGAGAACATTTTGTAGGTTCGATTTGATACACCCAACACACTCCCTAAAAACGTGCCAAAACCAGTAATGATGACAACACAGATATCTGTGTACTGCCAATTGAGCGCTTTACCAACTAACCCCACGAAAGTAGCTAGTGCGGGAATAATTACCAGTGCGAACCATTTTAGTACTTCGAACGTTTTATTATTCATTTTCTTCTCTCCCTAAACAAAGTTTTGATTTGTTGCGTGTGTTCCACCAATTTTTCTGTATGTGTATCTAATCTTTCATCGTGTTTCTTTAGTTCTTCATGAATCATCAATCGATCTGATTTGCTCGATTCTAAATCTTTAGTCAGCAAATCTAAATTGCGGCTTACTTTTGAAAGAGTTTCAGTAATCTTCGAGAAAGATGCAGTGACTGGTCTTATTACTAATAAAATCAAAGAAACAATCGCAGTGATTGATCCTGCGATTGTTCCCCATTCTCCTAAATTAATCATGTGACAACTCCTTTACCTTAAATAAAAACGCATCACTTAAGATGCGCTCTTATCTTTATTAATGATTTTATCTGCTTCTTCGTCTGTAATGCATAGTGGAACGAATATTCGAACTTGATCGTCAGTAAAACAGCCCCAATCATACATCATTTTTATATCGCTAAAACTAAACATACTACTCACCTCCCTTTGAAGCTGGATTTAGTTGCTCTTTAATTTCTGAAATGTCTTTGCTATTTTGGAACGAAGCAAGCATCATTTTTGAATTGATTTGTGCTAAACTATCCGCTCTTTCTTTCAATGCAGTATTTTCCTGTTTAATTGCTACATCGCTTAGCATGAGTTTGGCGTTGATCTGTTTTAAATCGCCGTTCTCATTTTCTAACGACTCATACATCGCTTTGAGATTGTTTAAATCGTTGCGATCTAGTGCGTTCGCTAAAACAATCCATTGATTCAGTTTAGGATCAAACATCTGATCAGCAATCGTTAGCGGTTCGCCATCAGTACGTAATCCTTCGAGCGGTGGCTGATCCGTGTAAGGAACGGATACAAGCATGTCGTCCAATACTTTTCCTGCGTACTCTCCGCCAGTACGTCCATATTTCCAAATGTTTTTCATTCGTTTCACTCCTAGTCTATATAGTATTGAATTGGTGCTAAAAACAAGTTGACTGTTCCCCTAAATGAAGGTAGACCGCAAACGCCGTTCGGTCGGATATAAGCCATCCCGCCATTGTCTAAAGTATTGCTACTTTGTGGTGGTAACAAGAATTGATACTCATAATTATCAGTTGGATTACTTGGTCTAAATCCTTCTGGAATCGTACAAAAATCTTGTGTACTTAGCGTGCTACCTTTTAATGATCCACGGAACATTACTAGTTTTCCAATTCTCCTAATTTGTCCCTGTTTGTTCCATGAGTGACCATTGATTGCTGTTAGATTTACCCATCCAGTATCTTCTGGAACTGTTGCAACTTCTTTACCTGCAATCTGTAACCCATCCTCAAAGTTTTTTAAACCTTCAACTGACTGTGGTTCGGTCAAACTAACCGTATTATTCAAGCCTTTTTCAGTATATTCAGGTGTGACATCCCAACTGTAATCATTCGGATTGTTACTGTCTTTCAAGCCTTCACCGAAGTATTTAAACTGACTAATATTCGGGGTTCGTGTGTCGCCCTTTTCAATCTTGAGACAGTCAATTTGGCATGCGCCAACACTTGCATTTGGCGTTTGAATTATTTGAAGTATTTTAGGGTCAGTACTTACTTCATTTGGTGTAAAAGTTAATGACCACACATCTGTTAGACCTTCCACGGGTGACAAGTTACCATACCCCGAAATACCTGGGTTGAAAACTCTAAAGAGTTGAGTTGATGGTTTTGTTCCTTTTAAGGTAATGGTATAACTTTTTCCTATAACAAAAGGTTCTTTCATAGTACCTTGATATAATACTGAACCGCTAGACTTAATGGGAAATGTTTTTGTAGGGTCAGCAATATTCTCACCCAACGGCGCTTTACTCAAATAATATGGAGCGTCAATTAGATTAGGCTGATATGGTGTGGCTGTTGAACCTTCTTCAAGTTTAATGTCATAACCAATCTTAAGTTTACCTTTTTGTTGTGACGGAAAATACAGCTGTAAAAATGGTGCTGTGTCACCGTCCTTCTGATCACTAGGTACTGTGAATGTTTTAGTGTATACTTTCCAAGCATTTCTACTGCCTTCATCTGGTGTAACATTTACTAACCTATCATATGTTGCTGTAGGTTTACCAGCCCATACAGTATAATAGAAAGCTGAGTTCCCTAAACTAAAATTATCATCAATCATCATACCAACACTTATAGTATATGTTTTTCCTTTTGTTAATCGTGTTAACAAAGGTATAAAAACATTTTTAGCTTTATCTAAATTATCAGGGTCTGAGCCATCTAATTCAAAGTATTGTCCATAATCTTTTACGTATTTAGATGGTGTACCTATTGATGATTGGCTAGCACTTAATTTTGAAAAATCAATAGTAGGTAGTAAATTCGGATTCCCACTATAATCATAGTCCCCGAAGTCGATGCTGTTACTGTACATCTTTTTCAGCTTGCCGAGATCACCGATTTGCTGATTGGTTTGATTCATTTTGTCTTCAACTGCTTTAAGATTGTTTTGTGCCGATGTAACGTTTTGAGAAACGGTATCAATCTTAGTTTGAGTAGCTTGTAGTTGCTCTGTTACCTCGTCAACAGTTTGATCAATTGCTTGTGTGGCTCCCTCTACAAATTCATTTATTTGTTGGTTTGCCTTTTCAATCGTAGAATCCACATTTGTTAATGCTGCGTTAACAGCATCTGTCGCCTCTTGTTTGACCCCATCAAGTAGTTGTTGAAAGTCTTTAAAATAATATTCCCCATTCAATTGGGCATTGTCATCAATAACAGATTTCTCAATATTGAAAGTAAACGCCAAATTGTCAGTATGACTGCCATCTGGAAAATCGATGTAAACATTGGCATCAACTTTCCCCTCATAAGAAAGTAACATGTCAGGAATCGGATATTTTACAACGCCTTGCATGTAGCTTTCAGTAATAATCTGGTTATCAAAAATTGGGAACTCCTTTTTTTCTTCCCCTTGATAGATGTACATAAAAAGACGAACAGTCGCATCGATTAAATCGGTCGGACTTCCGTCTTGATTTTCAATATTAAATTGTAAAACACCAGCATTTTTATCATAAGATTTAAAAGTAAAGCCTGTAATCTTGGTGGCACGACTAACTGGTTCTGTAGGTACGGTGATCTCACCAACTTTTCTGTCTGCCAAATCAATCCCTCCTTCCTACTTAACGCCTTCTATCTTGATGATTTGAATTTCTGCGTTTGTATTTTTGTGGTAATTCATATTTTCAGTGATTGCTACTTGGGCGGAACGAACGATCTTATAGCTTGTATCCGTCACACGTTCTAATTTCAACTCATACATTTCCATACCGCCTGCATCGTCATATAAGTTAGTGAACATGACAACTGGCCCAGTCACGTTATTTGCTTCGTACACCTGACCGCCCCAACCTTGAATATGAATGCGGACGGAACTGTAGTGTTTCATGCTATCTTTTAAGTCTATCGTCGTACCCACGCCATGTTTTTCGCCTTTGAATAGCTCGAAGGTTGTCACAACTTTTCGGAAACCCGGGCTATTATAACCGTTGTCATCGTTATGCGTACGTGCGATATAGATATTTCCGCCGTAACCGTCCGAAGCCCAAAGCAGTTTCCGTTTATTGTGTTCTTGCATAACACCTAGTAACATGATTGAACCATCGCCAAACATCGTGATTTGTCCGTTTTTGTACCATTGATTAGTGGTAGCGTAAAAGCCCGGTGGAACGTCGTACACGTTAGTGTACTTCCAGCCTAGCTCATTATCCTTCAAAGCAATACCACGCGCGTTCATTGCGATTTCAGGCGTACAAAAACCGGCATTTAACGGTGTAGCATCGACATGAGCTTGTTGCGGCGTACCATCGAAATGAATTGCTAATTGTTGTAAAATCCACTTGACAGATTCTTGCAATTTTTTAATTTCTTTTTCCACTGATTAAACCTCCTAATACGTGAAATTGCGATTAGTGTAGTGGCCCACACCTTGTACTTTGATCGTACGTTTTGCCGTATCAATTTGCACATTTGCGAAACCCGCTTCATTCGCTGTGTTGTATTCCTCTTCGGAAGGGAAGGCTTTTGTTCCTACAATGATTTGCGTTGTACCTAAATATTTCGCTGTTTCATAATGCCAATGCCCCGCAAAGATTGCCGCAACTGTTCCGCGTCCTTTTGTTGCGAAGTTGTAAGTCTTTTGTCCCATAGGACTCGGGTTGTAACCGTTCATTGTATTGTAATCAATAGTTACGCTTGCTCCTTGTTTGAAGCCGTCTAGTAAGGTTCCTAGTTTCGTCACGTTTGCTACGTCGTTTTCTCTTTCCATAGGTACATGTCCTACAATTACAACGTGATAGCTTCTATCAAGTTGTTCTAACCATTGTCCAAAGGCATGCAATTGGTTTTGCCCTAGTTTTCCATGAGGAAACTCAGCACCGTTGTAAGATCCAGAAAACTCGATGAATTTTCCTTGTGAGTTCGTATGATCTTCGAAGTCATCGGTATCGATACGGTAAATCGCAACTTTTTTGTTAGGGAACAAATTAGGGCCGTAACGGCTATCATATGCTACGGCAATATCCGATCCTGTCAACGAATCGAGCCGTGAACGTCCGTCGTTTGCGTATGGGATTTTACCTGTTTCGTGGTTACCACGGCAAAGAATGATCGGAACTTCTGCGCCTGCTGTCGCTACGCTAGCAAAGCGTTTCAACACGTGTAAGTTCTTCGCGCGTCTTTCTTGTTCGGTATAAGGATAAATACCCGACGCTGTTCCTCCACTGTATCCATCGATATTATCCCCGCCGTATACCATCGCGTCCGTAAAGGTTTCTAGCGTTCTAAATTGCCCGACGATATTCCAGCGGCGTTCCATCTTGTCTTTTTGGTCAAAGTGATCGGCAAATTGTTGGTGTGAATCGACATGAATATCTGTCATGAATCCCATGTTAAACTTAGTTTTGTCTGCTTGCGCGATCACTGTATCTAAGTTAGTAGGACGAACCCAGTTATACGCGCCTCTGTCGTAGAAAAGTTTGTCTCTTTGAATTGGCACTTGTTCTGCACCTTTAGGAACATTGAATGTTTTATTTTGAATATCGTCTAAGCGAGCGGCTAAACTGTCATAATCTCCTTTTGCTTCATTCAAAATGTTAATGATCGTACCACCTGGATCGATATTTTCCAGTATTTCACGATTATCTTCTAACCACTGCTTCCAGTCATTTTTGCCCTGATCCATGTAATCTTTGAATTTTCTTAGCAAATCCTCAAAGGTCCACACATAGCCAGAATCACGTAACTGGCTTCTAGATATTCCAGAAATGACTCGATAGGTAAAATCCTGTGTGCTAAATTGTTCACTCCAAGTTCCATCACCATTAAGTGATCGGAAACTGAAATGTGCGATGTTTTCACCGCCCCATTGCCAGTCAGGCTCACTTAACGTATAAACAAGCCTTGCTTGTGCCGGACTGTATTCTTGTACTTTTTGTTCAACAGGTTGATTTTCGCCAAATTTTGTTGTGTTAATAAAAAATGGCACTAGGCCATCGAATGTTTTTAGTTTTCCATGTTCTACTACTTCAACAACGAACTTTTGAGTTAAAACATCCCCTTGCCGAATCCGAACCAAATTTATTCCGTTATTTGGTTCTGTGGTGGATAGAACCATTTTATGTTGCGTTTCTGCCACGACTATCCCTCCTTTAGAAATTGATATAGTCTCTTGCATTATGGAAATGGCCAGAAGAAGATGGATAAAATTCATCCATAAATTGGAAATGAAGATGTTCTCCAGTTGATGGTCCCGTTGTCCCCATCAGTCCAATTTGCTGACCAGCAGTTACTTTTTGACCTTTTGAGACATCCACACGGCTTTGATGTGCATAACCTGTATACATTCCATCAGCATGTTTGATTACTGTCCAGTTTCCATACCAGTCATAATAGTTCGCATCTCCTGCAACGATCACTTCGCCATCTGCTGAAGCAAATATAGGTGTATTAGGGTTTCCATTTACAAGGTCAATACCGTTATGAAACTCTTGTGCGTCTGTAATTGGAGAAGTGCGCCAGCCAAATTCACTCGTCACTCTGATTGGATCTGCAATTGGTTTTATATATCCTTTTGATGCAGGAATTTCCAAATCTTTGAATTTGTCGTACCATTCTTGTGCCCATGTCGTCCGTTCTGGATGTGGATCACGTGGACGTTCAAAGTTAGCCACGAATGCTTGTGCTGCTGTGTTGATATCGGTTAGATTCATAAATTGTGTCCATGTGTAAGGATAAGCGCTAGTAACAAGCCATTGACCATTCGGTGCATGCCACATCAACAATTTGAACTGCGCCGTGATCGTGTCTGGATCATCACTGATGCCAGCCTTTGTCATTAAGTTGAGCATATAGACACGTCCGCTAGTTGCACCTGTGGAATCCGTCCATTGCCATACACCATATCCGAACCCTGGTGCGCCATTGCCCTCATCAGCGGTTGGGTTTGCATCAGATTCACCTTGTGCATTCCCTAGTAAAGCTGCAGCAGCTTGCTTAGTAAAGCCAGCACCTATTGCCATTGTCCAGATCTGCCAATAACGTTTATCCCTGTCAGTAGTTACTTCTGGCGGATATTGTCCATTCCAACCGTTATCGTTTCCTCCAGTATTGTCTCCTCCATTATTGTCTCCACCGTTTGTATCGATTTTAACGCCGTTCACATATAATTCTTTGACATCTAGACGGCCATCTATGGTTATATTTCCTTCTGAAAATTTACCATCACCGTAAAGATTATATTTGCGCTTATCAGCAGTAACGTCTGCTGGAATTTGAAAAACAGGATTTCCTCGATCGCCGCCGTCCCCAGCGTTAATGGAAAAAATATAGTTTGGTTCTTTCCATACAGCAAACCCATTTATTTTTCCGCCACCATAAGTTGCTACGATGGATCCAAGCGATTCTCCGTGAACATCGTCAAGCCCAGTTGAAATGACCTTTTTTTCAAAGGAAAGTTGTCCTCCTTCTGCCACTAATTGGAAATCTTTATCATCCAATGTCTTTAAAGCTACCCCTTGCACGAGAATGCCGGAAAGAATTCCTGCTTGAATAAAATTAGCATTGAAAGTTCCATCCAACGTCCACGCAGTCGTACTATCGCCATTGTGTACATCTTGGATTGTTTTCCATTCACCTTTTTTACACTGTTTGAAAGATATTCCTGAGTTATTTTGGACCATAAAAAAGCGTGATCCAGGAATGTTAGGTCCATCCATATAAACAGTTTCATAGATTTCTCTACTATCACTAACACCAGCTTCAATTCCATTTACCCAATAAATAGAACCGCCATTATCTCCTGCGCCTCGCATAATGTCATCTTGGTATTTTCCAATCTCTGTCGATTCGTAAAATGTCATTTTGCTAGATTCTAAACTATTAATATTATTGACAATAGAAGCCGTTTGTTTTCTAACGTCTTGTGTTAAATTATCTCCTAGTTCGATATGGGTTTGACCGGTAAGCCGATTGAATGTAGTTTTATAAATACGAGTTTTATAGTGATAACCTTTATCGTATCTGTGAATAGTCACTGTATTTCCTATCACATCTCCTCCAGTGACTTCAGCTTTGAATTGTACTAACGGTCTAGCAGAATCGATTAAGGTTGAATAAGTATTTTTAAGTAATTCTGTTGGATCATCTATATCATCAAACACTACTACGGTTTCTCGTTTTCTCATTGATCCATCTTTTTGTGGTATCCCATACTTTTGAGTTGCTTCCGGATCTTCAAGCCAATTTTGGCCTTTAGGCTTATCTAAAGGATCACCATTCGACTTTTTCCATTCAACATCAGTGAATTCAATTCTTCTACCGTATCCGTCACCAACCTCTTCGCCTCGCCCACGACCTATCATTGAAGTTGAGATTGAGCTTCTATCTATCTCTCTTACAACTGTTAATGCTTTACTACCATATACAAAACGTGTATTCGATTCTTCACCAATTTGTTCATATACTTCGATCCATTTATCCTTTATTCCATCAGAATTCAAAGAACACCTAAAGACAAATTCCATGCCTAAGGTTTGCAATTCTTTCAACGCTTCTTTTACAGAGACATAGTAAAAAGTTGCAGTTACTGCTGGTAACATTGCTTCTACGTGACCAACGCGCCAATTTCCTTCAGTAAATTCAATCAATCGATCAAGGACATTTTTTAAGGGCTGCCCACTCGGTCTAATATCTTTGATGATGTAAGCATCTAATTCATTTGTCGCAAATCCTAACCCTGTAAACTCTAATGTTTCAGATGGGTCGCTAACTTTAGTAATTCGATACAACGAAAAAGACGACTCGTTTTCACGAATCGCCATATATCTTGCATCCTCTATTTCTTTATCATATTTTGTCGTAACGTATAGAGTATCTTTCATTAGATCGCTCTTATCAGAACTAATTTCTTTTTCTTGGGAGACTTCAATCAAACTTGTTGTATTTTTCCTTTTAATAAGTTTTTGCAAGTGATCAAAGAAATAAACTGTCTCACTCAAATTGTCGCCCCCCTATAGAATATTTTAAGGTTTCCATTATTGCTAGTTATCTTCTGACCTTGCTTGAGATAAAAGTTCTCAAAATCACTTTCTAAATCAATAATAGAAGTACAATCTTCTCCGTTTACAGTTACCTGCTCATCGGAGAAATCAAAAATCAACACGTCTCCTGTTTTTATTGCCGCGTCAGTAATCGTGATATTTTGTTCTCCGTTTGTAATTTTGATTGAATTATTCATGGATAAAGTGACTTCAATTTTTCTTGGTGTTATAGGAAACTGTATCGGATTTCCAATATAGCCATCACTAACACATTCTTTTGTATACTTTAGTGGGTCCGCACAGAATACATTAAAACTTGAAATAATAGAGTTGGAGTCTCCTGGAACAGTATCAGTTGATGTATAGCGACCGTAGTAATAAAAATCTAATTCATCATGAAACCTAATTTCCACGTCTTCATTCCGGTATAAATAATTCAACAGCTCTTTGAATTTAAACTGTAATTTTTCTGGATCTCTGTCTTCCAACTTGTATGTTATTTTTAGTGTTCTTGAAGGTATTTTCTGATTTGTAATGATTGAACCAATTTGTATCTCTTGCTGTTCAACTTCTACAGAAATCATTTCTCTACCTTCAACCGTGAGTGTTTGATACCCCTCAATCAAATCTTCTAAATACATTCCATCGTACATCATGGCAGACGTTGGAAGGAATCGTTTAGAACTATTGAGATTAATAGTTGTATCTTTGAATGAGTACATTTTATTTTCTCGCTGATCCAAAATATTCCCTCCTAAAATTCTAGATTAATGTCTGCACCTTCGCCCATAGCTTGTGAAATATCTTCCACAAACAATCTAAACGATTGTCTTCCAAGATTGAATTTAAATACAGCTGGTTTAGTAGAGCCACCCATATTTACTTTATGTTCAACTTGTGCACCAATGTTTTTATTTGCATTTTTCAGATTTGCAGCTATATCTACATCATGATTTGCATTGAAAAGTTCCGCGATAAAGTCTGCCATACTTCCAACAGTATTCTGTACCTCATTGAATCCTCCTGTCAGTCCTTTATTCAGACCGTTCATAATAGCCTGACCAGCTGGAATCAATAGCTTTCTATCGTATTGGATAGGTCCTTTGTGTTCACGAATCCAATCACCAATACCTCCAACAAAATCTTGCACAGATTTCCATGCATTTTGTAACCCTTCTAGAAAACTATCCATGATGGCTTTTCCGGCTGCTAGTAAATCGATATTTTTCAAGGTATCAAACCAGCCAGTTACTCTATCAACAGTATCACTAACAGCATTTACTAAATTATCCCACACTTCTTGAGCGCCACTTACTAAATTGTTGAAAGTATCTATAGTGCCTTGTTTTAGGTTTTCCCATCCCTGAATGATGTTATCCTTAGTTCCAATAACTAGATTAATAAACCAAGCTTTGAAAGAATTCCATAAATCTTTCGCTCCTTGAATCATATTATTAAACAGATCGATTGTCCCTTGTTTTAGGTTATTCCATCCCTGTTTAATACTATTTACAATATTGTTAGTTGTCTCTTTGATCCATGTAGTAAAAGAATTCCACACATCTTTGATGGTAGAAGTTAACACATTCCAGATATTTATCACAGTATCCTTTAAGGCTGTGTAATAAGCAACAACTATATCTACAAACGTCGTGATAATGTTTTGAATATTTGTAGTTAATGTAGTCCACAGCATCGAAGCATCTTCTTTTAACTGATTAAAATTCCCTGTTATCAAATCAATCAAAAGCAGAATTGGACCCATTACAGCAGTTTTTATAATTTCCCATGCAGAGCCTGCGATTGATCCAATTTGAGACCATAGGTTCGTAAAGAAATCAATCATTGGCTGAAAAACATTTTTTATGGCAATAACATACGGTGCTAGAATGTTTACAATTCCTTCCCAAGCGGAACTGGCAGCTTCTTTGATGCCATCCCATATACTCGAAAAGAACTCTTTTGTTTCAGTCCATTTATTCTTGATCCAATCTGCCGCTTTCCCAGGGGCTTCTTGAATTGTAGTCCAAACATTGTCTGCGCCTTCTTTAATGGACTTCCATAAATTGTTAAACCATTCTCCTGTAGATTTCCATGCATTCTGAATCCATTCTACTGCCGAGCTTACAGCAGACTTGATTCCCTCCCATAAGCCAATCCAAAAGTTTCTAAAATCTTCACTCGTATTCCAAAGATAGATGAAACCTACAACAAGTAGTGCTACCGCAGCTATAACCAATCCGACTGGACTGGTAAGAAAACCTATGGCGGAACCTAATTTCTTGAACAAAGAGATTCCGTTACCTAATACACCTAACCCCACTTTCATGGTTTGAAACGCTTTAACCACCATTCCTAATGCATACAATACTGGCCCAATTGCAATAGCGATTGCTCCTATGGCCACTACTAATTTTTGAGTTGATTCTGGAGCACTTACAAATTTTTCTACTAAGCCGGATATGGCATCTGCTACTTTTTTGATGGATGGTGCTAGAATCTTTTGAATTACAATAGCTGCTGACTCAAAAGCTCCAAACATTTGCTCGATGGAAGAATTCATATTATCTTGCATGGTCCGAGCCATATCGTCAGCTGCACCATCAGAATCTTTCAGAGATTTTGTTAATTTGCCCAATGAATCAGGTCCTTTATCAATCAAAGCCATCATCCCTGATAATGATTCTTGCCCATATAGTGTTACTAAAGCATTTTGTTGTTGTTCAGGCGTCAGGCCTTCAAAAGCTTTTTTAAGTAATTCTACTTGAGTTTTTAAAGGTTTCATTTTACCGTCAGCATCATAAAACGAAACACCTAAATTATCCATTGTATCTTGCATAGCCTTTGTTGGTCTTGCTAACCTAGACAATGCTCCTCGCAACGTTGTACCTGCTTGAGAACCCTTAATACCTGCGTCACTCATAATACCAATAGCTGCTGCAGTTTCTTCCAAAGAAATACCCATTGAATTGGCTACAGGAGCAACATACTTCAATGCCTCTCCCATGTCTCCAACTTCCGCATTGGTATCCGCAGCAGCACGAGCAAATACATCAGCGACATGTCCTGCTTCACTTGCTTCTAAACCAAATCCTCTCAAAGCAGTAGCAGTATTTTCAGAAGCTAGAGCCACATCCCCTCCAGATACAGCTGCTAAGTCTAAAAGACCCGGCATTGCTTTCATGATTTCTTGTGCGCTAAATCCAGCAGAAGCTAAGTTTTCCATTCCAGCAGCTGATTCTTTTGCGCTAAATGCTGTCTTAGCACCCAAATCAACAGCCTGCTGTCTTAATTCATCAAAAGACTTACCTGTTGTGCCAGAGATAGCTTTCACTCTACTCATCTGTTCTTCAAAATCGCCACCAACTTTAGCAGCTGCTACCCCAACGCCAAAAAGAGGAGCGGATATATATTTAGTCATTGAAGCTCCAGTACTCTTCATGATACTTCCTACAGCTGTTGTCATACTATTTGACTTCTTTTCAAAAGTTCTAACAGCTTCTTGTGCATCTTTAAAAGTTTTAACAAAGCCACTATCTGTAGCTTTTAACAAGGCTTCAACAGAAAATTGTTCCATGTTTTTCCTCCTTTCCTCAAGAGTTAGCTTTAGTTAGTAAACTTTGGAATTTTTTATCTTGTTTTGAAAGTTCGGAAACTCCCATGATCGAATCTTCGATTTTTTGATAATTGAAGAATTCTTCAAAGGATCGATATACAGGAACTGTCTTTTTGCCTACTTTTTTCTCCGCTTGGACTTGCTGATTTGCCCACGCTAATTCGTGAATCAACTTTTCTTTGTCAAGCCAAGATAACTGGGCTGCAGTCATACGAATGTTGTATTCATATAACGTCATTCTTTCGATATCTGAGATATTGGTCATTCCCAAATATCGAAAAGAATTGATAAGAATTTGTTCGTATGCCAGTGCAGAATCTATTCCGCTTGTTGTTTTTCCGCTTCTTTCAATTTCTGATTCAGGTTTCGGACCGCTAACTTTCCCGCGTTCGACTCCGCCAATTCTTTTAGGACTTCATCAAACAATTTTTCAATGTCTTTAACTTCATCGATGTAATCATCCAATTCATCTAATGTAATAGATTCATCTTCAGTTCTATTTGCTATTTCCAGAACTCGTGATAACGTGTTAACGTTATAAGAACGTAGCTCTGGTAAGACTTTTGCGGAGAGTCCCATTCCAAATTCCATATTTCCATCGACGAAAGGCATCACTTTATCTAATTCACGAACAAACTTGGTCCCAAATTTGAAAGAATAATCTTTTCCTTTAATTTTTAATTTCATTTTCCATCCTCCTTAAAATAAAAAGAGAGCATCTAAGCTCTCTTATTTTCCTGGTGCAGTTGCTTTTACTGTATCTTTAAATGTATATTGGACAACCTTGGCCTGACTTTCTGTCAGCGTTGCGTATCCATCCTGACCGATACCATTTATAGCAAATGATAAACTTAATTCAACGTTATCCTCTGCAGCAGCCGATGGAGTAAATTCAGACACATATGCTTGGTAATAAGTAGCTTTGTACTTATTTGCATTATCATCTGTTCCCTGTTCTGCTTTATTAATTTCCCAAATTTCAATGATATCCCCATTTAATAAAGCTTGTTTCATTTCATCTACATGAGAATCTCCTTTAGCAACTATTGAAGTAGCCGAAAAATCATATTCAACAGGGCTTAAAGTTTGCACATTTCCATCTTTTGTCACTGTAGAGTCTGAATCTCTTGATAAACCATTTTCGTGTTCTGTTTGAAATGCCATTTTCCAAGCGGCTTCCTGAGTTTCTTTTTTCAATAAGCGATAAAGCAAAATGACATCAATACCTTTTAATGCTTCCATGTTCTTCCTCCTATCTAATTCTAAATTCAAGTGTGACAACCGCCCGTTTTAGCGGTGTATTCGTTGTTGTGTCGTCCATCACTTGAATTCCACTTGCTTGATAATTTAAAGTCCAATAATAGCCTTCTGTGGCTCCTATCAATCTAGCTTCATTAAAAAGAGCAGATGCCATGTCTGACACCTGCTTTCGTTTCTTCTGTAATCCCCAAACGGATAAAACCACAATTACAGACCCTTTAATGTCAGTTTTATTTACTTCATGGATAGTCTGAGTGTTTTCAAATTCCACAAAAGGATAACTAACATCCTCTAAAGTTTTGTAATCGTATGTTTTATATCCGAGTTTATCTTGGGATATTTTAAAAAGTTCATCAAAAATCGACTGATCTCTTGTCTTAATCATCATTTCACCAAGTCTTTCATTTCAGCCATAAATTTGACTTTTTGATAATTAAAAGCTGGTCTAACATAAGGCTGGGCTGACATAAAGCGAGTTCCATATTCTACATAAGGAGCATAGTCTGCTGTCGGTCCTACAATACCAGTTAAACCAGCTTCTGAAAGATTCATGTTTATTGATCTTCGTAAGTAACCTGTATCCACTGGCGCACCTTTTTGCATTCGTTCAGTCATTTCAGCAGTATTACTTTTCACGACTTTTTGAACGTCATTAAGCGTTGCTGCTTTTTTCAGATGTCGCATCAGCTGATCGATTCCTTTATATTCAAGTTGTGCCTTCATCAAGAACCACCTCTTGCACAATTAAACTATTTCTATATGCTGGATTTCTAGCTGTTTTTTGTTGCCAAGTCTTTCCTTCAATCTCGATATAGTCAAATGTAGGGATAGAAAAAAGAGGCTGCGTCCTAATGACCTTCGCCCCTTCTTCTACACTACCAAAAATAGTCACACTTCTATCAGTGCCAATATCTGTCACGTTTGCCTCTGTTCTTGTTCTTTCTGGTTTGCCTTCAACCCACTCACCGAGATCTGGATCATATTTAGAGTCAGATGAACGTTTAACAAATATAATTTCATCTGTAAATCTCATACAAATTTAAACCTCCCTCGCTTTGGCTTGTACAACTCTTCCTGATCTTTACGCTTAAATTCATCAATCTCATTTTGATACTCTGAAAAATCCGAGTCAGGAAAAGCCATAGATAAACCTTCTTGAGAATATGACTGCATACCTTCTTGACCAATTCTATTGAATCTTTTCAACGATACTTCATATACAACTGTTTCAAATTCTTTAGGAACTTCTTGCGTATTTAACAAGGTTTTCATACGCTCATTCGTTCTTCGCTCAATAACTTCAAGCTTTTCATCTATTGTTCCTTTAAGAAGTTTTTTAATATCATCTGCAATCGTCATATTTTTACTTCCTAACTAGCAGGTTGACCTGTCACATTGATTGAAGTAGTGAATTTTCCAGAAGTAAATGTGAATGTTGCTGACCCTTCTGCTGCAATCGTTCCATCAAAACCACCATTTTCATTTTTGGTCACTGTTGCGATAGCTCCATCACTTGAAGTTGCTGTAGTAGCTGCAACAACAGCAGCTGCATCGCTAGCATCTGCAGGCACAGCTGAGATAGTAAATGTTTTAGTATCGCCTACTTTACCGGTCCATGTCTTTTGACTTGGCACAATACCGGTAGCAGGCGTTACGCTTTTGGGGAAATCTTCCCAAATGCTTCATCTTTTACAATCATAAATCCAACATCCATTGTTGCACGCAAAGCAATCAGTTCTTGCTCAAACAAGTTAACTGGGGTTCCATCTTCATTAGTTAAAGTAGACAATTGGGCTTCTTCAGAAATCTTAAATGAAATATTATATGGGATTCCATAAAACATGTAATTAAAGTCTCCAGCGTAAAGAGTTCCTTTATCTAAAGACTTAAGGTCTACTACTGGTAATCCGTCAATTGTATTAGCAGAGCGATCATAAATAAACTCAACATTTGACCCTACTGTTTGAGCTGCAGAACGTAATTCTGTACGATTTTTTCGGTTTGAAATAAACGCATTAGGTTCGAATTCATTTTCTGCTAATTTGTCTTCTAAGGCTAGGATATTATCATAAGTCAATCCGCCTTCAACCACATTCCCCGCACTAATAACTGATCCGTCTAGTGACTGAGGAAATGGGTTTTCTTTATTTAATAAGGCAGCTGCATCAAATTTTTTATAGAAAGCTTCAGCAATTTTTGGCTGCATCTCCTCAAAGAAATCTGATAATTTATAATTTAAATATTCACGAGAAACCGGAAGAATGACACCGAGTTTTTTTGCAGTCATCGTAGCTTGCATCCATTTAGGTTTAGACGTTTTAATTTTTTCACCTTCACCCACCCAGTATGCGCCTGGTCCTTCAGCAAAGTATTCAAATTTCTTTTCTTTGTCAGTCATTTCTTCGTATTTTGCTAACTGCATGATCTTAGAGTTTTCCATAACTTCACTCAAAATGAGCGTATTATATTTATCAGGAATTTTTCCCTCTTTCGTTTCATATACCATAACATTATCTGGATCCCATGTTTGAGCAAACATTTGCAAGTTCATAGGTAAAAGTTGTTTCTTTTTCATTAAGTTTTCCTCCTATTTGATAATTCGATTTTTAGCAGCTAGTTTAGCTACGGTTTCTTTAGTATTTTTCGATGCTGTAAATTGCCCACCTTCATTTGGTGGTGTTTGTCTTGCGTTTTCTTTCTTAATCAAAGAGGCAAAGTTAGTGATGACTGCTACAGCTTGTTTTGTGGCATCTGCATCATCAGAAACAATCAGACCAAGTAAATCATCATCGTGTGGTAAATTTGCATCTGTCAGCATTTTAGAAGCTTCTTTCGTCATTTCAGATAGTGCCTGTCCACGCTTTAATTCAGCGATTTCAGCTTCTTTTTGTTCCAACTCATGCTGTAGTTTTTCTTCCGCATTCATTTTTGCCAGCTTTTTAGCTTCTTCTTTTTTTGCTTCTAGTTCTTTTTCCCACGCTGCTTTTGCTTTATTCGTCTCAGCAGCGATCATTTTCGCTACTTCATCACGAGAAAATGTTTTGCCAGTATTGTTTTCTTCTTTTGCTTCGGTCGGTGTCTCTTGTGAGCCAGCTGGTAGGTTTCCTTGTTGTCCCTCATCACCAGATCCACCATCTCCTGGTTCAGAAAAAAATTGTAAGTTCATTGGCATAAATAAACGTTTTTTCATGATTAATCCTCCACGGTTACGCCGTTACCCGATAAATTTAACCAGTTACGCCGGTCAGACGGAACAGCTCAATATTTAATGCCCCGAGCAGTAGAGGGCAAAATAAAAAGCCGTTACGATTTTGTAAACGGCTTTTTATTTACAAATTAGTTGCGCGTTTTTCTTAGTTTCACTTGACGAGCTGTTCATTCATTTGCTTGAGCTTTTCATTGTCTTCCAGTGTATCGTGAACTAACTTGAGAGTGGTTTTTTGATCGATAACAAAATCCCAATTATCTTTAGCATTCCTCAGAAAAATCATGTTTTCTATCGGTTGTCTTCCCTCTGGTAAAAAACCTGCTTTTTCCAACACTTCTAAAATTTCTTGTACGCTTTCTTTCATTTTGAACACTCCTTTTTTAATTATTAAAGAGAGGTTTTCTCTTTATATAATTAATATAGCACTCCTCGCTTTTTTGTTTACATATTTATCTAATCTATAAAAAATATCTAAATTACTGGCGCTGTACTGCATCGACAAAATGGATGCATGTTAGGAGCGTTACTTCCTGGCTGCATATCGGCAACATCAAAAACTTGATTATTTAACGGTATACATAGTTTGCACGCCGTTGGTTCTGCTATATAGATGTACTGGGTAATCCCTGCATCTCTGTAACTTCGTTCTTGGATCCCTACCTGAACTCTAGTCGTTTCAGTCACCATCAAACGTTGAGTGTTGAACTTAGTGTTTTCTCGTCCTTCAGCTGTTAAATATTCTGCCAATTTAGATGCAAGTTGCTTGGGATTTTTCCCCATCGTTATACTTCTGACTAACAACCTATCTAATTCTGATTTCAATTCAGATTGATACATCCATAAGCGATCACTAAAAGACACGTCATCACTCAAAAAGGAGCTGTTTATTACTAGTTCTATCAGCTTTGCATATCCACTTGAAGCAATAGTCATTTCTAAAATGCCGGCTTGTCTCTTCAATTCAGCTAAACCAGCTTTTGTTAATTCATTCGAAAAGTACTTATCCAATTCATTAAACAGTGAAATCAGTTCAAGTCCGATATTAGCTTTTAAGAGCTCTAATCTATTTACACGCATCGTAAGATTGTATAGCTTTAATTCTTGGTTTGCTGTAGGAGAAAAATCTTTCTCTTTAACATACTTCTTTGCTTTGCGAGCGAATGCTTTGACGTCCATTTCACTAGCACGCTTCATCGCTTCGCTACGTGTGATTTTCTGACCATTGGAGAAACTGTCCCACTGCGCGTCTATTTCTTTTTGTATCGCATCTTGTGCGTATTGCATGCGACTTTTAATTTCTGCCATGCGCTTTTTATCATCTTTAATTTGTTGCTTTTGCCATTCTTTTTCCCGTTTGATCCAATATTCTTGGGAGTTCATTTAATCACTCCCCTGTTTCATCTTTTTTGTTGTTAATTACTTCTTCACCATCTGAATCAAAAATGCCAATCTGCTTTTGCGTTTCTTTATTTACCCGTTTCAACTCTGCCTGTACATCTGGAACAAAAGAAGCGAGTCCTAAAATCGTCTCTTGACTGAGTTCAGCTCCAGCATCAACCAAAGATTTCAACTCTTCCAGAATGGCTTTAGGTAGATTAGGCGTAAATATTACACGGAAGCCTTTCAAATCGGAGTTATCCATTTCAGAAATACTTGATTTTAGGCTAAATAAAAGACGATAACGCCGCATAAGACCTTTTTTGAATAGCCTTTGCTTTGTTGCCGTCATTTGTTCAAATCCAAATAATTTATATTTCATCGCTTCTCCCGATTGCACTCCGGAAAAATTGTCATCAGTAAGATCAGGAACCATTGAGATTTCGTGGATATCCTTGCGCACTCTGTCTTTGTATGCTTCTACACCGTTCACATCATATTGTTTGTAAATATATCCTGCAGTCACACTTGTTTTATTACCGTTCACATCAGTTCCAGATTCAAGCAAAAGCATATTCGCTTCTTTCTGCTTGATGGCGTCCTCTGTGGACAGTCCTGCTGCTTCAATATCACCACTAATAACTAGAAGAGCATCGTTTAGATCAGTCATATAGTTGGCTGTATCAGACTGTCCTGCATCATATAGATCAATCAAGGATAGCACATCTTCATACAAGCCCATTCGGAAACGATTAGGAGAATACTCTGTAATAGGTACCTCTTTATATTCATGCAGTTCATCTTGAGGATTCTTTAACTCAATTGCTGTTAGCGTCGTCTCATCATAAGTGATACTTTTTTCTTTTGTGTATACGATTGGTTGAATGTACTGTTTATCAGCATCCTTGTTGAATCTTGTCTTAGGATACCGTACAGCCAAAATAGGCTCTCGTTTTACTGTAGTATCATATACAACAAACGTTTCAAATACATTAGCCAAATCAACATAATCTGTATCATCTGAATCTCGATAGATAATCTCATAGGCTCTCCCATACTTATCCATATCAAGCCAGAGTTCAGCATTTAACCCATCTATGTCATTATTAGTATTAAACTCTTCGATTTCTTTTTGTTGATTTGTGTCCTCGATTTGCACTTTTATAGGATTGCCTGTGTTGTACCCAACATCAAACGTACAAAGAACTTTTCCAAAGTTATGTGCTGATCGATGATCCGCTTTTTCCTTTTCTCTACGTCTACGGTTATCCATGATATTTGTATTTCTAGCTTTGTAATAATCATCTAATACACTAAGCCGCTTTACCTGATATTCATGATGATGTTTTATCATTGCTGCTAAAGTATCTGAATCGTTTAGTAAATCTTCTGCTGAGCTAAATCTATAGTGAAGATTTGAGTCTACGCTAAACTTTACATAATTTGTGTTTACGTCGTTCGAATAATGTATATCAGCACCGTATTCAAATTCGTTTACCTTATCCATTTCTCACACTCCTTAAAACATTCTTCTGATTTTATTCCGCTGCTCTTTAGTAACGGTTGATTTCTTTTTGGCCCACATATCTTCGTTGAAGGCATATCTTGTCGCATCAATCGTATGGTTATCTTTATCCTCTAACCTTGGCTTAGGATTTCCATCACGATCCGTTTGATAGTCGATGTTCTCGAATTCCTTAGCAATATTCGGAGTGCGTAGTGGATCAATACAAATAAAAGCCAAATCATCTAGCCACTGTTCACCGTACTCAACAGAATCAGGTCCTTTTTTCACGCCTTTTATTCCTTTCATGCCATGTTCATTAACTAATTCAGCATTACTCTTTGGCTCTGCGCTATCTGAAAATATCTCCTCATTTTGGTAACCTTTAGATTTAGCTTTGTTTGCAAATTCTCGATTGCTGATCTTCACGCCGTAAATTTCATCGATTGCATAAATACCATTTTTCTTCTTGTCATAATGCCATCGAACGAATGCTAGTGGATCAGTTGCATAACCAAAGTCTAAGCCGTTACGGATGTTATCAAAGTTAGAGACCATTTCATCTGAAATAGAACCTTTCTTAACTTGCAGATTGTCGAAGGGAACAACTCCTGACCCCACAGCTTTACCATCATATTCCCACTCAGCCCTTCTTGGATTCCTTGCTCTAGTTGCCTCAACTTCTTTCAGAAATTCCTTAGAGATGAATGGATTATCCCGATAGGTCGAGTGATGAATAAAAGTGTTGTCTGGTTGAAAAGAAGTCTCATATTTTTTATTTACCCAAGATTGTTTTCTCTTAGGTGGATTGTAGCTGTAAAAAAACTTATAAAAAAGACCATCATCTAATTCTCCACGTAAAAGGGAGTTCGTGATAGTCGTGACTTCATCTTCTGTTTTAAATTCTGCTAATTCTTCAATCCAACCTATAGCAAATGGAAACTTGCTGTCTTTTAAAGACTTGATTCGTTCTGGGTTTTGAGCACCACGAAATATCATATAATTCCCTCTTGGAAGATAAGTAATTTTAAGTGGTGACTTATTAAACTTAAATAGGCGCGATACTCCCTGCTTCTCAATTGCCCATTTCATTTGTTCGTAAATAGATTGCTCAAGTGTATTATCAACATAACGTATACCTACAGCATTCACTGCATATCTCATAAGTAACTGAGTAACGATATGCGCTATATCCGATGATTTTCCTGACCCCCGGCCACCTTTACAAACTATATTAAGAATGTCTTGATTTAAAGTCGCTCTCCATACTGAATGAAACTGCGGCGGAAGAAATTCAGATAGTTTTTTAGCCATCATCATCACTACTTATATCATCAATGAAAGTAGGTATTTCAGAAATTTCAACTTTCTGCTTATCTACAAATGCTGCGTTTATTTTATAATAATGCTCAAGTGCCTGGTTACGTTCTTTGAAACCTGCTGAATATTCACTCACTTCACGTTCTATGATTTCGTTTGTATAAGGATCTCTCTTAACAACTTCAAAGCGTTGTGGTTCTCCTTTTGCAATAGAAGCAGTAATAGCCAAAGCTTCTTCCATTGTTAAATGCCTCTTAGTTTGAACTTCTTTTAGCTTCTCTTGAATGTAGTCGGATACTTTTCCACCTTTTTCCACCAATTTTTCTTGTGCGTTCTTAGCGTAGTTTTCTTTATAGCCAGCTTTCAGTGCTGACTGATAAGCATTGCCTGTGATGATGTACTCATCAGCAAAGGCTTGTTGCTTAGGATTCAACTTACTCATTTTCCATCACCACCTTTGTTATATGTTAATGATATTTTTTTATATTTGTCTGTATGTTCTGCTCACTAAAATATCCATGGCCACAGTAACGAAGATTGTACTTATCAACCTCTTTCGGTGTAGCTTCTCTGGTCATTTCAACAATGGAGTATTTCTTTTTAATCTGGACTGATTGGACAACTCTAATTGGATCATCTGCGTTTGGTTGCGGATATTTATTTGATAATGATACATACCAGTAGTTTCTCATTATGCAGCCTCCTTTACGCAAAATAAAAAGACCACTCAAAGAGTGATCTCATATGTAATAGCAACCTACACACAGACAAGTCTAATACTTCCTGCGCCTACCCACTTCCTCAATACCTCGGTTGCTGATTGACAGGTGTGTGTCAGTTGAGGTTCCCAGCTCTGACACTAAACCCAACGATAGGACATCTCTGTCAGATATAGTCCGTTTGAGTCGCTTTGCAGTATCAACTTTCCTGTCAATAGTTGTTATGCACCAGATATTGTGGGCGCTTATGTCCCAATATATAATAGTAACTTGCACCAAAGTTGGAATTGAACCAACAGCCCGCCCTAATAGGTTCTACCACGGACCTCACCCAGATTTAGAGATTTGAACTCTACGACACATCAGGTATTTATGTCTACCAAGTGCAAGCTACTTAAGTCAATGGCAATGAATCGAACATTGCATAGTTGCCGAAGCATTGACCTAGCACACATGCTTAGCGTCTACCCTTTCCGCCACAGTGACACTATAAAATTATTCTTGGCTGCTACTATTTTTTATTTTGTCCATTTTTAAATCCAATCATATAGACATTAAGACAGAGCGCAAAAATTGAAATTATTAACGCCGTCATTTCTCTTTACCCACCTTTTTTAATTATTTAGTTAAGTTATATTTTTCTGATACTTGGTTTGATTTCATGAGTGCAGCTGCTAAAAATATACTGCTAAGAAACTTGGATTTTAAAATTAGCAATTTCATCTAAAGTTTCTTGTAACTGTTCGACTTGGTCACTAGCCTTGTTGAGCAGTTCTTTTAGTTCAGTCAAATCTAATTTGACAGTTACTTTGATTTCTTTATCCATTCGTTTTTCCTCCAATACATAAATTAATAGACAGCAACGGATGATAGATAATAAGAACAATTTAGAAGGAGTTGAAATTCACATCCTTATTCTTAATATTTCCGCTGCTGTCTATCGAAACTTAATTGTGAAACAATAATAAAACGATGTTCCTTTTATTATTATTTTGTCTCAGACCTATCACTAATCTTTCGACACTATCATAATACAACATTGAATAGGTAAGTGATTGGTATAAAAAAGGTATAAAATGGAAACCAAACGGGTAATAAAAGGGTATAAAAAATGTAAAAACTGGCTACTTGAAAGCAACCAGTTCTAACGATGAAGCAAATTGAATGATAATCTTGTTTGATTCTAGCTTGACAGATTCTTCACTCGTGTTATTTCTTTGAGCAGTTACATAAATGGGCAGACCATTGATATAACGATCATAGAATATCTTCTTGCGCCTTTCAGTCACATCAGGCTTATGCGGATGCTGTATCGCTGAATAGCCTCGAACAAACAATTTATGCAGATACTCAAATTCTTCTTGTGCTTCTTCTTTATCGATCAGCATTCTTTCTGCTTCAAATATATGATCAGCTGTAGAAGGTGGAACCAAGGAATAAGATGCTGTCACTTTTGGTTCTCGAGGTTGACCTATCCTACATCTAGCTGACAGATATGCTGAAAGAAAAACACCAACATTATGTTTTGTGCGATCCATATCCACATCTTTTGCCTCTGGTGTCTCATACTTCTTTACATCGAAAAGTACCATCCATTGATTCCTCCATTTATGATATAATAATTGTGTCAGAATTATTAATTAAGGTCGGAGGAATCCGGCTTTTTTTATACCCATGCTTATGCTAAGCTTTTCAAGTAGCGAGGTTGCACTCGTTACCCATATACATGTTGAGCTATCTGGCGGAAAACAGATGGCTCACTATTTCAATATTCTGCTAAGGACAGCCAGTGGTCGGCTGTCTTTTTTATATTTTAATGAGAAGCCTTACTTATTTTTTTATCTTTATTACGAAAAATGATATTATCTATTGATAATAAAGCGTATAGGAGATGGTTGAGTGACTATGTGGAGCATGCTGTTATTTTGGATTCCCGTTTGTATTGGTATCGTCGCATTTTGTTACTTTGTCAAACACTCTAGAACAAATAAGCTCCTCATGTTATCTTTTTTACCTATAGTATTTTTTATTGTACAAATTGTTAAATATACCTATATTGAATCGCAAGAAATATTCATTTTTTATGTGGTAGGTTTATTTATCTCTGTGGTCTTTTTCATAATGATACTTTCCTATTTTTATAAAAAATAAATTTTTCTCTTAGAAGTACATTTTTTCGCTGTTTATATAGCCTTCATATCCACTAATCGAACAACTGCAATATTCGCTTTGCTCTTCGCTAGCTCTTTGTCACAGTCCATCGTATTCTCAATACGAATAACTGCTGAATGATTGTACACACGTTCTACATACCCTCTAATTGGATGAATGAACTCTTCCACTATACAACGAACCATATCGCCGACTTTAATTTCTGATTCCTCTTGCTTTATAGGATTCTTAGTTGGTAGATCCATCATCAAACCACCAATTCCATAAGCATCAGTGTAAAATCCGTCTTTTAGTTTCATCTTTCTACCCCCTCGTGATCGACAGTGACCAGTTCATATACTTGCGTTAATCCACCAAGTCGTCGTGAAACCTGGTTAACTTCTTCGAGGTTATCAAACCATCTCGCGTTTTGAAGAAAATCTACAAGGGATAATGTGTTAGCCCCTATAGAACGTTCATCACTTCTGTAAAATTGATTCCCAAACTTTACTACATAAATCTTCATTCTTTTTCCTCCTTAGCAAACTCGCCTAAAATCTTGTATAGCGCTTTATATTCTCGTTGACTTAAGTATATTTCAACAAACATATCTGGATCAGTGTTTGAGTATATGTGTACACCCATGTTGCATGCTAGTGTGTCAAATACTTCAATATATGCTTCTTCTGTTTTTATTGTCTTTTTCATCCCGCTTCCTCCTGTTCTAATCCCCATTGAGCGAATGCTGCTAGGGCTTCGAATTGCTCTTTGTCTGTTAATTCCATCAAAGGATCCCTTAATTCATCTAAATGCCCCCATGCTGCATTATTCATCATCCAAAATACAACTTGCATTGGCTTTCCTGTTGGCGCAGTTAGTTTCAACCACTCCAACACGATTTTCTGGTTGTCGTTGAGCGCTTGTCCATGAGTGAGAACTTTACCCGATTCCCAATCTCCTGTTTTTCTAGCATATTCATATTGTTCTGCTGTTAAGTAATCGCTCATCCTTCTGCCACCTCTTCCACTGTCCCACCGATTGTCTGAGCAGTACGCTCGGCATCTGATTTCGAATCAAATATCTTAATTTCTTTATTACAGTCAGGCATAATCAACGCGCCTCTTCCTTGATACTCAACGAAATATCCCTCGCCTATTTTTACATAATACAACGGTTCTTTCTCGACCTCGTAGCCGTCTTTCATGCGGATGAGGGTTTCGATTGGATTGTTTTCAGCATTATCAAGCCAATTTTCAAAATCTGTCTCGTGTGGGTATCTTTTACCGTCCAATTCTCTGATTTTCGTAAAAATCGCTAAATCTAATGCATGTTTGTTATCCTCAAACCAATCCGCCACAACCTTCGGTACAACTGGTTTCTGCGGTTCGTCTATTTTTTTCATTAACGTAATACCTGCATTCATACTCTCGTTATAGCAAGCAGCTATTGCATCATTTCCTATCGCTTTAATACTTTCTATTTTTTTGATTGTTTCCTGTTTATTCATCGCTGTTCCTCCAAATCACTCGACTTCACGAATACACCATCTACCATCTTCCCTGTACGTCCTTTGATTTCGTTGTACGCCATTTCTAAACACTCTTGTACGTTTGTCCCTTTTTGCATGGAAAGGATAATCAGCGTGACGATTACGTCTCCTACGCTATCTTTAAATAGCTCATCATTACTTCTTGCCATTGCCGAAGCGATTTCCCCGAATTCCTCAGCTACTTTCAAAAACTGTGCTTTTGGATCCGCTTGATCCAATCCCTTATCTTTTGCCCACTGCTCTACTTTTGTGATTAGTTCGTCCATTATTTCTCCTCCACATACTTAAATTGTCGTCCTTTTGAATCAATCCATAAGCTCCTAGCTCTATCCCAGATAATGTTTTTACTTAATCCAGTAATTTCAGATAACTGTTCAGCAGTACCTGTTACTAGAATTCGATCACCATGCCAGATTGCAATTTTTCTCGGCGTTTTCCGTTTAGGATTTTCAGTCCACATTGATTTACCGAGCTTTTGGACTTCTGCAACTATTTCTTTGTCTTCTTGCCAAGATTCTGACTTGGTTAATTCAACAATTCGTTTCATTGCTGCTTTCTTATCCACACTCATTCCTCCAATCTACGAATTTCCCTTCTTAAATTCTCAATGTGCAAATCAATTGCCTTCCTCGCCGTTTCATTGACCATCACTGCCTTTGTTCGTTCCAGATTGTCAATCTCACGCTGAAGGCTTCGAATACGCATTTGAATCACTTCTTCTGTTGTCATGATGGACCACCTCGTTAAAAACGCTCTTCCTTGAACGTATTCCGATATTTTTTAGCTAAAATCAACGGAACTTGATATTTATGACAAAACAACTTTGCCTTGATCTTAAAGTCTTTTGTCTGCATTCCTTTGACATCTACGACTTTGACAAGTTTGCCGTTTTTATAAAATGTGAAGTCAGGAATATACTCGATCTTGCGATACTTCTTTCCTTCTAGTTCAAATTTCGGCATCAGCTCAAATCTTTCCTGAAGTTTTACTTTCCAGCCGTTCGCTTCCGCTTGCCACAAAGCTAGATCGTAGTACTCTGCTTCCGCGATAGAATCAAACTTGATACCTCGATGAACAGTTTTTTTATTACGGTATTTATTCATGCGATACTACCTTTCACTGGTTTTATGCGCTTGTCTGCTGTTTGTTGGAATTTCAGCGCATAACCTTCTGAATTCTTAAATATCCTAGAAACAATTCTTTCACCGTAGGCTTCTCTTAGTTCGGGACCAGATAAGTTTGTTGTGATGATCGTTGCCTTGTTCTGTCTGGCTTCCAAGAGCGTGTTTAACGTATTGTTTGTAAACTGCCTACTATTTGATACCCCGCTACCTAATTCAGCTCCAACATCGTCAAAAACCACCAAATCAGTTGTTTTAATATCGGCTATAAGCGATCCTTCAATTTCTTTTCTCAGTTCAGCATTGTTATAAGAAAACTTTATTTGCTCTAATAACTCTTGATAGCTTATAAAAAGTATTTTCTTGTCATAATTTGAGCGCTCAAGTATTTTCCAAGCTGTCGCCATTGACAAGTGGCTTTTTCCGCTTCCTGATTTCCCTGATAGAATGAAATGTGCAGGATGGTTCAGTAGGACATCATTTACATAGCTTTTAGCTCTTTCTAAAGCAATTTTCGTTTCTTGGTCCACTACGTGATAATTCTCCATTTTGCATTTAAACAAAGTTTTATCTGTTAATACCGAACCATTTTGAAAAAAACTCAAAGCTCGTGCTTTTAAGCTGTCGTTATATATCCTTTCGGTCTGTATATCCTCTTTCACACGTAACGCTTTATAACCACAGCTCATGCATGTTGGTTTACAACGTTCTGAACCATCCTTATTTTTAGCTCGCCAACTATACAAAGGTTCGCTACATTCTGGACATTTTCCGCTTTGCACTAATACTCTTCTTATTAGCTTCTCCATAGCATTTGCTAGGCTTTCCATGTGATGCATCTCCTTTTTAAATTGGCAAGTCGTCATATTCACTAGGATTGCTGTACTGTAGTTTTTGACTTTGCTTTTTATGATTTTTCTTGTCTGCTTTGATTTCGAATTTGAGCTTCTCAAATTTTTCTCTCAATTTCTTAGCACTTCTAATATTTCCAAACCAAAATTCATTTGTAGGTAGCCAATTGATCACATACTCAATCGCTTCTATAGACGCTTTGTCTCTTTCTTCAATCAACCTGATTGTGTCTGCCCATTTTTCGATATCTACTTTATTCATTTCTTTTGGAAAATCTTCAGTTAAATTACTTTGCAATTTTTTAGCAAGGCGTAAGTGTTCGTTAGAATACTTACCTTTCTTTTCTTCTTTATCTATATCTTTATCTTCTTCTATATCTTTATCTGTACCGTCACGTGACGTCACGCTAACGTCATTTTCCAATTTGAGACGTTCCTGTCTCTTTCTTTCCCTGTATTTACGGTTTCTTTCAGCATTTTTTAGCCTTACTTTATCCATACCCTCGATATTTTGATGTTTTTCCCAATTACTGATGGCAATTAGTCCATCACTGCTTAGATCAATCATGTTGAAATTTGCCAATGTAGTTAGCGCTAAGCGAACCGTATTTACGTTTTTGCCAAACAATGTAGCAAGCATTTCTTCGGTATAAGGCATGTTCCTCTGGATATATATCAGACCATCGTCGTTAGTCTTTCCTGCTAAAACTAGTAATCGAATCCATATAACGATGATGGCATCCGACTCAGGAACAGCTTGGATTAATCGTATTTTTTCATCGTCAAACATAGTAGTTTTAAGTTTGATCCAACTTATCTCAGCCAAATTTATCCTCCTATCCTTAACTTTTTAATCGTTTCATGACTTAACTTGATTCCTTTGATTTGATATTTATTTTTAAAATTGATCACACCTATTTTGTGTTTCTCTGTGTGATGGATTCTGCAGAGTGCTGCAAATGTGTACTCTGCATGATCAACTTCTTTGCGCTTTCGTCTTCCTAGCGCTTTGTCAAAGTGATCGATGTCAGCTCCTGTTTTGCCACAGATGCAGCAGACTCTTTTTGTGATGCATTTGTAGAAGTAATATTCTTGATTAGCTGGTAAAATCTCATAACCTTCTTTGAAAGGAATATGATGTTCAAAGATAAAATCTAGGATGATATTCGCTAAGATATTGGCATCACTCACGGTTGTGCTCGATTCGTCTTTGAGACTTATTTTGCGCCCTGTGACACCTTCGAAACGGAAATAGAAGAATTCCTTCCAGAAGTCCGTTGGCATGCCTGTATCGATGAAAATATCGCCTATCAGCGCATAGATGAAGTTTCGTTGCTGTCCAGTGAAACGTCTAGGATCAATAAAACGAATTTCAATGACTCGATCGCCATCGTAGCCGTCATACATCGTCTTTAGTCGATCAATGTTCACTTCTTCATTGATCGTTGCACCTATGTCTTTTCCTTTGAACTTTTTCAGAACCGCTGAATATGAATCGATTAATGGTTTAAACACTCATATCACTTCTCTTTTGTTTCTTCTCTGTACTGATCTTCAAGCCAATTAACGCCTCGTTTTAGAATGCCCAAGTCTCTCTTGGTCCATTTACTGTCATCAGCAGTTATAGAAGCTGCATCAGTCAGCGCAACAACCGCTTCATCAATTGATTTTTCGTACTTGTTAGCAACCAGTTGTAAAGCATCCAAGAATAGCTTTTTGCTTCTTTGGGTAGCTGGTTCAAGCATCGAGACGTCTTCTGGCATATCTTCGCCAGCAAAGATATATAGCCCTAACCCAAACATCGCTAGATTTTTTACAAGACAACGCATGATTGTTTTGTTGATATCAAACATAGTTGCTGCTTCACAAGTACGATCGATATAGTTTCCTGTCCAATTTTTATCTTTATATTCTTTGACTTTGTATGTGTATGGTTCATCTTTCATCGCCTTATTCGAACTGTCCATGACAGGTAACCACATTTCACGTTTGATACCATTAACTGTGATATTGGTAAAAACCATGTAACCTGTTTTCTTATCAAAGATATACGGCAGATGTGTTTCTGGATCATGATAGATTTCATAATCTACTGCCTCACACACTTTGCTAACTTCTGCCCAAGCCCATGCCCACGAAAGATAAGTGAGGTTATTTCGTTTTTCAGTAACACCTTTAACATTTATTTTGTATAAGCTATTAAAAAGCGTATTATCACTTCTATTTTTCAAAGGTTGTTCCTTTTCACTCATCAAATTCTGCCTCCATTTCAGCAATGTATTTCTTACCTGCTCCGTAATAAGAGATATCAATCAAGTTATCTCTGTCGTACTCTTCTAGCGCATCAATCAAGCCATCTTCGATGACATAAATGTATTCAGGTTTTCTGGACTGCTTCGATAAATGGATAAGATAGACATGATCCCAAATACTCACAAAATTTCCCAAATCATCTTGATCACATGCTAGTTCTTCATTCGTCAAAAGATTTCGTCTGATTTTTCGATTGTTTGTTTCCTTGATATTCGATTTGCCCCAACTAGGATCAGTCAAATATTGATCTAGAGTGGAAAGTTCATTTTCCATATGTTAAAATCTCCTTAGATGTATTTTCTTTGTGACTCTATGCTTACCGGCGGAGTCACTTTTTTATTTGTTGCCATGCTTTTTGCTTTTCGATATGTTGCTTGCTTAAAATAATAGGACGGCTATTTGCCCACCAATTATCAGCAATTACTTTACCGATTTTTAGCGCTTCTTCTCGTGCCATAGTTGCTCCTTTCTTTTGAATCAAGCAGATTGATTAAAACCATCAATGCTGCGAACAAACTTCCCCCGATAATACTTTGGTGTGCTACTATCACTAATAGCCCTAGGATGAATCCTATAAAAAGTGTGTCTGTCTTCTTCATAATCTAATCTCCCTATTTTTTATTTCTAGCATTCTCAAATCCTCAAGTTCAGAAGCGATTAGTTCAGCTTGTCTATCTGATAGCTCATCGGCTTTTCTAAGCGCTTCACGATCATCTTGTAATTGTTTCCTGCGTTGTTTAATCAAACGGAGAATTTGATGTTCTTGTTGCAATGTGTAGGACATAAAATCATTCTCCTTTGCCTTTAGAACTCAAAGTTTTCTTTCAAAAATCTTTGGAGTTCTGATCGTTCAATTCTGATGTCTAACTTACTCCACTGCTGTGTTTTTAAGCCTAAGTTTATCCAATGTGTTAATTTGTCATCACCAATGCCTAAAACTTTTTTTACCTCTGATTTGTTTGGATATGGAGGAAGCTCCACTGATTTATTCATAAGGTGTAATCGTTCTTCCAAAGAATTAAGCACTGCATTCGTGATCTGTGTAGTTAATTCGGAAACTACTAAATTATCTGGAATTGTTATTTGCATAATTTTTCTCCTTTTCTAATTCTGCTAGCACTGCCTCAATTGGCTTGATTTGTTTATCTGGCTTTCTACGTCCATTCATAATATCCGACATGTATGCTGTTGAAATACCAAGCTTTTCAGCTAACCAAGCTTGACTCTTGTCATGCGTAGCTAGCGCCACACGCACTTTTAAAATGAAGTCCTGCGACATAACTATCTCTCCTCTAATAGATCAATTTCTGGAATATATCCTTCTTTTTTTAGCGACTCATAAATGAACAAACGTCCTTTTTGAGTCCATTTAGTATTCATCACAACTTTTGTTCCGCCATCAGATTTCGGAATCTCAGTTGTATGAGATTTTGTATATCCTTGTCTCATATGTTTCTTACATAATAACCATTGATTGCCTACTTTTTTCTGAATACCTAGTTTATGAAGTAATTTATTCATCTGTTGTGGAGACATCCCATAATCTGCTGCAATCTGACTAATTGTTACTGAATCTGTAGAAGATAATATGCTATCTAAATACGAAATTTTGGGTTCGTATTCTGCAATTTTTTGTTCTGCGATTAGTCTTCCAGTACGTTCTTCTTTCAACTTAGTTGCTAATTGGATGATTGTATCTGGATTAAGCAAAGCTTCTTCTACTTTTTCTGGAGTTAGATAACCTCCATGTTTTCTAATTGCTGGCAACACTTCACTTGTTACCCATCGTTTGAATTTTTTGGCAGAAGGAAGTTTTGATTTTAAGATTAAACTGTAAAGGCCTGACTCGTTGATGATTGTCATATTACGATTTTGACCTGATGCACTAATTCGGTGCATTAGCCTATCCTCTTCGTCAACATGATTTCTGACAGCGTTGTCTGCACGTTCGTATCCAAGAATCTCAGCTACATCTTTACCTACAAAATACGGTTCATCATTTAATAAAACTGTTCTTACTTCCTGTTGTCCGAAATTAAAAATTTGTGGTGTGTTCATTTTGCTCATTCCTTTCTTTGGTATAATTTTGAATAGAAAGCGAGGTGAAAATAGTATGGAAGAATTTAATATGGATGTCGACGCCTTATTCAAACAAACCGTATTCAAGACTGTTAATAAAGAATTCAAAATAGATTTCCAAAATGACGAATCTTTTCCAACAGAAATTGAATTATTCGAAGAACTTTCTCAGAGCGTTTCTGAGTCTTTTTCTCGTCAGTTGCAAAAGAATTTTTTTGATGCTCTTGTGGATGAATTTCATCAACGCTACCGCTAAACTTTTGGTCTTTAAAATGTATAGTTATTAAAACTCCTTCTGCAGAAGGAGTTTTTTTGTTTTGTTTCATGATGTTTCCTCCTTTTCTTTAAATATGTAAGCTAATAAAATTAGCTAATTTTGTTGACACTTTCTACAAAGTTTTGTAGAATAAGTGCAGAGTTAAATAAGCGCAGAATTACCCTATAAATTAAAATTCTAAGTTTCCCGACCTCGAATTTGTTTATTTTATTAGGTGTCTTTCTTATTGCTTGTTAGCTTATTAAATTAGCTTACGAACATATATTATTATAAAGTTTTGTAGATGTCAACAGTTATCTACAAAGTTTTTTAGATATGTTTTAGGCATGATTGGAGAATCGTTATTATGACAACATTTGAGAGAGTAAAAATGTTAGCAGATAAACACAAAATATCTATTGTCGAATTGGAAGAAAAACTTAATTTCAGTAAAAATTCACTTTATGCGTGGAAGAAAAGTAAGCCATCCGTTGATAAACTAAATGCAATTGCTGACTATTTTAATGTCTCAACTGATTATTTGTTAGGTCGTACAGATGATCCTAACGCAGGATTTGCACCAGAGGAAAGAAAACTAACCGTGGAAGAAGCTTTAGCATCTGTTATGAGCAGCGACGGAAAACCACTCACCGATAATGATAGGCAGATACTTACCGAATTAATAGAAGCGTATATTGAAAAAAAATATAAGTAGGTGAGTCGGTTGGACAGTCAAATTGAAATGATGCTTAATGAGCTAGGTGTCAAGGTAGAAGAGCGTGAAAACCTTGATGCCGATGGCCATTATGTTGCTTGTATGAATACCATAGTAATAAAAGCTAATTTATCTAAGTATAGAAGAAAAAGAACCTTATTACATGAATTAGGACACGCTTCTAAACATCATGATAATTATTTTTTATATAACTTAGCATTCTCTCTACATTCAAAAATGGAATATGAGGCTGATCGCTTCATGATTGAAAAATTATTAGATAGATATATTGCAAAGTCTGAATTAGAACCACACAATATCAATTACATGAAATTTATAGAAGATAACAATTTAAGCGTTCGCTTCGAACCACTTGTGAAAGAATTATTAAAAGCTCGCATCTATTGTTATGCAGCTCTCTAAAATTTTTTAAGCAAAAAAGAACATACGTTCAAAAATAGAAAGGTGAACAAAAATGATATATACAGAATTCAAAGAATGGTTAGAAAAAAGCACAACCGGATACGAAACATTTATCATCAAAGCTACTAATTATCAAATTGAAAAAAACAAAAATAGACCCCAAAAAAAACGCTGGGATGATAAGAAAATAGATAAAGCTGTATTAGAAATGTGGAAACAAGTCGTGACTAACTTGTATCAAACAATTCGTAAAGAAAAAGGAGTTCCATTAATTAACGGGAGGGAAATATGGCTTGAATTTATAGAGGAACAAGGACTGATCGAATTTTTCAATGATAGCATGGCAGAATTAGAATTTGAATAGGGGTAATATTGATGGCAATGATAAAACAATATAAAAAGAAAAATGGCGAAAAAGCATGGTACTTTAAAACTTATCTCGGTATTGATCCGCTAACTGGAAAGAAAAAATATACTACTAAACGAGGATTTAGAACACAAAAAGAAGCAAAAACAGCACTTTCTAGGTTAGAACTAGAATTACAAAAAACAGGAATGCCCACAAGTACAAATACTACTTTCAAAGAAGCAGCAGAATTATGGCTAGAAAGCTACAAAAAAACTGTAAAAGAAAGTTCATATTCAAGGACTAAAATAATCTTTAATAAACATATATATCCCAAATTTGGAAATATTAAGCTTTCTAAAATTAATACGGCATATTGTCAAAAGGTAGTAAATGATTGGAGTGAAAAAGGAACTTCAAAGCAGTACCCTCTTTTCATAAACTATATGAACAAAGTTTTTAAGTATGCTATAAATATTGGTTTAACATCTGATAATCCAACATTAAATTTAATTATTCCAAAGCCACAAATTAAAACAGAAAAGAAATTAAAATTATATACAAAAGAACAGTTGGAATTATTTCTAAATGAAGTATCTCAAGAACAGAATCCATATTTTAAAAACAGAGACTATACGCTCTTTAGACTATTAGCATTCAGCGGATGTAGAATCGGCGAAATATTAGCACTCACTTGGGACAATATTAATTTTAAAACAAATGAAATGGCCATTAAAAAAACTGTAGCTCGTTCAGATAAATATTATATATCTGAAACTCCTAAAACCAAAAAATCAAATCGAATAATTTATTTAGATGAGAAAACTATAAAGCAATTAAAATTTTGGAAGCTTGAACAAAGAAAGTACTTATTTCAATTGGGATTTACCAAAGCTAATTTTTTATTTACCAATGACCAAAATAATTTCACAATTAATCAAGCAGTGGCAGAAAGATACAATATATATCGTGAGCGTGCCGGCTTACCTTATATCGGTCTACATGGTTTTAGACATACACATGCATCAATGCTATATGAGGCAGGCGCAGATCACAAAGAAGTCCAAGAAAGAATGGGCCACGCAAATATAAAAACTACTATGGACACATATACACACATTACTAACAGTAAAAAAGAAGAAACAACACAAAAACTAACAAATTATATTAACTTCTAG